TCGCGCCCGGAGTGATCGCCGTCGCGGTGACGTTGATGCTGGAGGTCGCCGCCGGGATGATGAAGCCGCCGCCTGCGATCACGGTCGCGCTGTAGGCACTGTTCGTCGTGTCGGCATTGATCACAAACTGCTGCGTGCCGTCCGATGACTGCACCAGCGTGCCGACCGGGATCACCGCCTGGTTCGTCGCCGTGAAGCGCGAGAACGTGACGATGCCACTCGCGGGCACCGCGGGAAGCCGCAGGAAGCCGAAGTCCGCGAGCCATGTGTCGACGTCGGACGCGCTCGAGGTCGAGAGGCGCGTCACCGCCAGCAGCGTGATGATGAGGCCCTGCAACCAGAGCGCACAGGCTGCCGTGGCCTCGCCGATCGAGCGCAGCACGGAACCGAGCGTGAAGTTCAGCAGTTGCGAAGCGGCGCCCTGCACCGCCGTTGCGAAGTTGCTGACGATCGTCGAGAACGACTGGGTTTGAAGGTTTGCCATGGGCTATCGGTTCACGTCGAAGTCGAGGATCACGGGCGTCAGGCTCGACGCATCGTTGTAGGCAATGTTGGCGTTCAGCCCGTTCCCGTTGCTGAACGGCGTGACCTGGATCACCGGAAGCGGCAGCCGGGCCACCGCCTGCTCCTTGGCCATCTGGGCCACGATCACCGCGTTGGTGGCCGCGATGTCGACCGGCATGCCGACCATCCGAGGGAGGCCCGCGCCGTAGGTCGGATGGAAGATGTAATCCGCCGAGGCCTGCGGCTGATTGGACGAGTCCTTCAACTGCTGGTTCGTCAGCAGGCGCCGCAGCACGCGCTGCTCGCCAGTGGTCATCTGGTCGGCCACGTAGATGTCGCCGCTCGAGGAAACGGCGAGATCGCCGCCCCAGAAATGCCAGGCGTCGTGCATGGTTGCCCTCCTTTACGGCGTCGGGCCGCCGGTGTTGCTGGCGCCGCTGCTGACGCCGGTGTGAACGTGCGTGTGCAGCGGCGTGGTCTGGGCGACGACCTCGGTGTTGGACTTGATCTGTCCTTGCACCGTGAGCGAGCCCTGCATGGTGCCGAGGCCGGTGCCCAGGCCGTTCGTCTGGTTGATCGTGCCGTTCAGGTTGAGCACCGGCGCAGAGAGCGTGATTTCCGTCGTCGCGGTGATGTGCGCGTAGCCGCTGAAGGTCCCCGCGAAGTTGCGCGCGCCGGTGACCGTGACATCCCGTCCGGCATTCACCAGCAAATCGCGATTCGTGTTGATCGACAGGTCGCCATTGCCCAGCAGTTTCACGTAGGTGCCGTTCTGGTGGACCATCCACGTCTCACCCGAGGGCACCGGCGGCGGCGTGGCGCCCGTCGAGAACACCCGCCCGACGATGATCCCCGAGTGGAAGTCACCCTCCGCGAAGCTCACATGCACCTGGTCGCCGATCTGCGGGCCCGTGCAGATGCCCCAGCCGTTGCCGACACCGATCGCGCCCAAAGGCATCCAGTTCGATTCGACGTTCTCCGGCTGCAGCATGACCTTCACCGCATGCGCGGTCATGTCGTAGCTGCTGATCGTCGCCTGCCGCGGCATGGAATAGGCCTGCGCGGGCGACTGGCCCTGCCGGCGCATGGCTTCGGCGAGAGCGAGGTGTCCGTTCATAGCGTGGCCGCCGTGTCCGGCGCGTGATTCTTGGCAGAGACGCTCATCGTGAAGCCGCCCTCGAAGCTGAGGTGTCGCGTGATCACGTCCGGGTAGTAGGTCTGGTCATACGCCGTGTCGGTACCCGTCACCTGGATCACCGACGTGGTATCGAGGATCACGTCACCGGGCAGCTCGGCGCTGAACTTCATTTCGTGCGCCACGATGGCCGCGTACAACTCCTTCGCCTTCAGGTCCGCCTGGTCCTGCGTGAGGTTTGGAATGGTGCGCGTGTACACCTGCGCGCCGCCGAAGGGCGTCGCCTGGCCCACCTGGATGTTCTTGCCCTTGTGGCCCGGGTAGCTGGAAGTGAAGCCCTTCGCCTGCTTGTGGTTCCACGACCGGATGACGACCTGCACGCCGCGCGCGACGGTCAGAGCGCGGCAGAACTGGATGCTCTGCACGTTGGCCACCGCTGTGTTCACATCGCTCGTCTCCTGCTGCCACTGGATCACGTAGGGGTCCTGCGTGCTGGCGGCCTGACGCGGGTTGAAATACAGCGTCTGCCCGCGGACATAGACCACGTAGCCCTCCACGCCGGCCAGGTACAGCAGGAGGTCCCAGTCCGATCGCTCCTCCGTCATCGTGACGTGGTCGATCTCGTAGAACTTCCCCACCGGCGTGCTGGTCGGCGTGACGTTGGCCGTTAGGCCGTGCGCTTGCGCCAGCTGCGTCGCGATCTGCGACGAGGTCAAATTCGGGTACTTCTGCGTGCTCTTCGTGTCGATGAACACGCGCGTGAGGTCCCGGCCGCTCAGCCTGATCTCGTGCAGGCCGGGATCGAAGTCGATCGAGTCGACTTGGCCGAAGATCATCTGCGTCAGGTCGGAGGCCGAAAAGTTCGCCGGGTCCTCCGGGAAGCCCATGAAGACCTGGACGTACATGTCCTTCTGCGTCGAGAACCAGTTCGTGTCGTAGCCGTCTGGCAGTTCCGAGGTCGCGAGCGTGACGTGGAACGTGTCGGCGGACGAGAGGTTGTTGTTCACCACCTCGACGGTCGACCAGCCGTCCATGACGACCTGCGCGTTCCAGGGTCCGATCTTCACGATGCCACGCGGCTGCCGCGAGGTGCCGCCGATGTCCGGATTGATCACCGCACGCCGCCCGTTTTGTTCGTGTACGGCGGGATCACCAGCGTGGTGATGCCCGACAACTGCGGGTCACCCTTGAGCGCGGGATTCGCCGACGCGATGGCTGTCCAGCCGGACGGATCGCCGTAGTACTTCGAGGCGAGGTCGAACAGGTTGCCGCCCGGCACCGTGATCGTGCGGATGCTCGAATTGATCTGGCCGATGTTCGTCCCCATGCGCCCGTACAGCCGGTTCAACTGGACCAGCAGCGGCTGCTGCGTCGCCGCGGCCGAGTAGTTGGCAAACTGGGCGACAGTCGTCGAGATCGGGTTGCCAGGAAGCAGGCCGCCCACGGTCGTGACGTTCAGCAGCGTCTTGTCGACCTGCGCAATCAGCGTCGTGCACTGCGATTGCGCGGCCGCCAGCGGCTGCAGGACCGAGTTGATCACGCCGCTGGAGGCCTTCGCGAAGTCCGACACCGCGCCGATGGCCGTATTCAGCGTGCCCATGGCTGCCGACAGCGGTGCATTGCCGATGCTGTTGGTCAGGACGGTGGCCGACGCCGCATCGGCGTTGATGTCGTCATCGACACTTGGCCCCTGCCCGGTCTGCGACGCCGTTGTGTCCTGCACCACCATGCATGCGATGTGGTAGGGGACGTAGTAGGGGCGCCGGAAATCGGCGATGAACGCCTGGATGATGACCTGGTAACTCAGCACGTCCCAGCCGAGCTGGTACTGCTGCGCGCCCTCGTACATCGACTTCAGGGTCAGCGCGCGCGACATGGCCTGCGGGCCGAGGAAGATGCCACCCCAGGAAGGCGCCACCGGATCGGCGCCCATGGCATCGACCACGCGCGCGCCGCCCTGCAGCTTGTGCACGGTCAGGCGCTGCTCGCCGCCGAACTGGATGCTTTCCGGGATCTCAAAGTCCTGGAAGGTGAACTGGCCGAGCGTGAGAGTCGTCATCAGTTCGTCCGAAGGCTCACCGCGGGCTGCGAAATGCCGAGGTCATAGCTGCCCGTGCCGAGGTTGCTGGCAATCGCCCTGGAGTGCACACCGGCGAGGGTCTCTGCCAGCGGGCGGCCACCCTCCCGCAGGACAAGAGAGACCTTAGGCGCTGGCGCGGGCGCTTGGCTTGGCCTGGCGACGTAGTTGCGCCCCTCGTTGCTGTATTCGCCGCCGCCACGGTTGCCCCACATCCTGCTGACGCCGCCCGCCACGTTCTTGATAGTGCCGAAGAGGGTCGGATCGGAGTGGCCGATGAAGCTGGCAACCTTGCCGATCGTCGCGAAAGCCTCGCCGTTCTCCCTGACGAAGTCGCCGATGACGCGCAGCGCCTTCGCGCCGTCCTGCAGCATCGTTGTGAACACCGGGAGCATGACCGTGCCGAAGACCGTCTTGAAGTCCGTCCAGGCGGCCTGGAACTCCCGCTCTTCACCGGACAGGGTCTTCTTTGCCTCGTCGACAGAGCGATCGATGCCCAGCGCCTTCCTCTGCGAGTCGACAGACCGATGGATCGAGGGCAGCGCGGTTTCGACCTGCGTGAAGAGCGCGCCGCCGGTGGAGCCGAACAGCAGCGCGTTCTCGCGCGCGCGCTGCGTCGCCGTCAGCTTCATCTTGTCGTACATGGGGATCATGTACTTCTCGTACCAGGTCACCGGGTTGGCCATGAATTCCTCGGACGACTTGAACGGGTTACCGAGGAACTTCTTGATGCCACCGGTCGAGTTCAACTCGACCATCGAGGAATCCCAGATGCCGTTGTCCATCAGCTCGTGCGCGGCCTGGTTGGGCAGGCGGATGATGCCGTTCAGGCGATTGAAGGCTGTCCGCAGTGACGTCCCGGCGCGGCCGCCCTTGAATTCGCCCATGATCGGCTCGAGCGCGGCGAGGCCCTCCGGGGTGATAAACCGTCCGGAGTTGCCCGCTGTCGCCGCGAACTGGCGCAGCTGCTCCCAATCGACAGCGCCCCCGGAGGTTTGCACCATCTTCCAGCCGAAGTCGGCGAGCTGATTGAAGCGCTCGGCGCTCTTCAGGCCGCCGCTCATTTCGACCCAGCGCAGCATCGACATCGAGGACGTGCGCATGCGCGCCTTCGCCTCCTCGTCCAGCGACTCGGTTGCGAACTGGATCTTGGCCAGCACTGGAGCGGCCAGCTTGGCCCCGTCCAGGGCCTCCGAGCCGCTCAGGCCGGATTCGCGGAAGACGCCCTGCGCCTCCCGGAATACCTTCATGTTCTCGGCCTGCGTGGTTCCGTAGACCTTCATCCCCTCGACGAACTTGAAGGCCTCGGAGTTGACTTTGTCGCCCAGTCCGAAGAGCTTGAAGCGCGCCTGCTCGGTGTTCAGGTCCTTCGCCGACTCATACATGGCGTGCCCGGCATAGATCATGCCCGCGGTGACCGCCAGCGGGACGAAAGCATCCCCGGCTCCGAGGCCGACTGTGCCGAGACCGATGCCGCCGGGGCCCATGTGGATGTTGCCGCCGTGGTAGCCGCCGCGGTGGTTGCCGTAGTTCCCGCGGCCGCCGCCTCCGGAGCCTCCGCCTCCGCCGCCGCCGAGTGCTGGCATCGGGACAAGGCCGTGCGCCTTGATCGCCGCAATCCGCCTTTCCAGCGCAGCAGCGCCCATGGCGGCCTTCTCGAACGCCACATTGGTGCCGTTGACGGCCTTGCCCAGAGCGGCGATGCCGGGCGCTTCCCCGCCCATCTTCAGGAGCGTAGACTGCAGCCTTCCCACCAGGCCGTGCAATCCCTTCAATTCCTCGCTCAGGACCAGCAGTTGCGGCGACACAAGGTTCTTGACCTTCAGCGTGATCCCGATTGCGTAGGCTTCAAACATTGGTCTCTCCCCTTCTTCTGAGGACGCGATGCGAATCAGCCTGAAGACCCGGATCCACGAGTGGCTCGCGGATCACTTCGAGTTCATTCAGTACCCCGACATCCGTCCGCGACATGGCTACCAGCCACAGCCGCCCGGCCTGATCCAGCGCTACCGCAACATGACGCGCAAGCAGCGTTCATGGGTGTGGTTCGCGGTGGGCTGGACCATCGTTATCTACCTGGTGCTCATTGGCCCGGTAGCTTGAGGTTTCGCCCGCGCCACGGCAAGCCAGCGAGCCACGCCAGCAGGATTGCACCGGTCGATCGCGCGACTTTCTCCCGGCTCGCGATCGCCGCCGGCCCGAAAAATGGACGGGGCGGAATGCGGTCGGTGCCTTGATCCTGGTAGAGCGCGACGACGTCGGGCGTCGCCACAACGGCTTCCGAGCCATGCGCCACTGCTTCGATCGAGGCGCGCATCTCGCCGGTGCGCAGCAGCGGATCGTCCGGCGTGAAGCCCTTGCGGATCCGGTCGTCGATCGTCGATGGAGCGAGGTTCGCCCACGCCCCATAGGGACCGATCGCGTCCTGGTAGCTGCCGATTCGATCCTGCGCCTCTTCCTTGATGATGGTCGCCGCCTGCTTCAACGCGTGCTCGGACACCGCTTCGCCCATGGCGGCAGTCTTGACCAGGAACGAGGCGAACTCGCCGAAGGACTCGAACTCTTTCATCACTCGTCCTTGTACTTCGCCTGATCCCAATCGAACTCGCGGCCGCCCTGCTCCGAAACGATGATGCAGAAGGCGGCTCTCGTTGCATCGTCCAGGGAAAACGCCACGTCGATGTCGAAGCCATGCCGGATCAACCAGACGGCTTCGCGGACGGGAACCGACGTGGCTAGGGTTTTACCTGTTCGAGGTCCGCAGCGGGCTCTTCTCCGACCCAGTGCCGCTTCAGCCCTTCCACGCACGCCTCGAGGCCGTGCTCATCGAGCCGCTGGATCAGCGCTTCGAGCGCGGACTGCGTGGCCGGCGCCGGGACCGGCAGGCCATCGATCGCGACCACGAACGTGACCGGCAGGATCATGTTCATGTAGACGGCATTGCTCGCCGCCTCGCCGCCGACCATCTTCACGAGACGGTACTGCGCCAGCAGCCCAGGCTTCTTCAGCGTGATCTGGCGCCCCGTCTTGTCGACGACGACATGCTCGGCGGCAGCATCGCTCATGAGCACCTTGGAAGGCAGCGTCTGGTCTGCAGGCGCGGCTGCGCGCGCCGGATTCATCTTCACTGTCGTCATATCAGCTCAACTTGAACATGCGGGTTGCTTCCCAGTTGATCACCTGGTTGATCTTGTCCAGGCCCTTCCAGCTGCCTGCATCCTCGAGCTGGAGGGTCACGCCGGTCCACTGATACTGCGTCACCCCGCCATTTGCCTCGGTGACGGTCTGGGTGATCACCACCTGATCGGGATTGAGGCCGGCGAAGAAGTTCGCCTCCTGCTGCACGAAGTAGTCCGTGACGTTGGCGTCCGAGCGATCGAGCTTGAAGGAGCCCTTGTGGCCCATCGACAGATTGCGATACCGCATGGTGCCGTCCAGCGCATCGCTTTCGAGCTTCTTGTACTGCGGCTTGTGGTCGAACTCCGTGATGATGTTGAAGTTCATCACGCCCGCGGCGCCCAGGATGGTCAGCTGGGTGTCGCGGCCGATGTTGAATTGATTCGTGCCTGCCATGTTCGGCTCCTATTTGGGTCGGGTCAGATCAGAAGTTCGGCGTCGCGCTGACCTGCACCGAGACGGACTGGCCGCCTTCGAGGCTGATCACGAAGTAGCGCACGATCGACAGGTACGTGACCTTCACGTAGGCGTTCATGTAGCCCAGCGCCACCTGCGAGGTGGGGTTGTTCTGGGCGTTGATCTGGACGCTGTACGGGACGTTGTTCGGGTTGTTGACGTCGCCGATCATCGAGGGGCCGCTGCCGGGCTTCCAGAGGTTCAGCAGGAAACTCTGGATCGAGTTCTGCACCTGGCGGCGAAGGTCCGGCGTCTGCGGGAGGCCGATGCAGTAGCCGAACGCCGCGGCGAGGGTCAGCGCGATGAAGTTGGTCATCGTCGTGTAGTTCTCGCCGTTGCGGGTCGGATCGCTCGAGGCGTTCCTGTCGGTCTGGAAACTGAAGTAGTTGCCGCCGGCCGAGGGGTTGGCCAGGAAGTCCAGGCGCGCCACCGCGGCCGCGCCGAGCTCGGCGTTGCTGTAGGGCAGGTTCTGCACCGCGCGCTGCGTCCCGATCAGGTTCAGCACCGGCTTGTTCAGCGTGGACATGTACGGCGCCAGCGACGCGCGCAGAGCCGTCCAGAAGGTCGCCGGGCTGAGCAGGCGCTGCACACCGTTGACTGAATCGCTCCAGTAGACCCAGTCGCCCGTCATCACCTTGAGCCACGGCGAGTCCGCACCGGCCGAGTTGAGCAGGGTCGCGGTGCTGCTGTAGGAGGAGCCTGGAGCGGCCTGCACGCCGCAGAAGATGCCCTCCTGCTGGCCGAAGGTCGCGATCGTGCCCCACGCGGTGGAGTCGACGTGGTCGACCAGGTTGAGCGTCTGGATGCCGGTGCCGCGCAGGGCGTACATGCCCTTGCGCGTGTTGCCGTCGACGCCAACCAGGGTGGAGCTACCGGCGCCCGAGACACCGTCCGTGCCGCCCGACATGGTGTAGGTCGTGGTGGTGTTCGGCGTGATCGCCGTGAGCGTGCCGAGCGTGGCGACCGCTAGCTTCGACGGCCCGCGCACCGTGGAGTTGCCGTTGTTCACGGCGTTGACCAGGTTCAGCCAGATGCTGGTGTTCAGCGTGATTGAGCCGCCCGAGCCGCCGCCGCCAGTGAGCGTGGCCGTCGCGCTGGTATAGCCGCTGCCGGGGTTCGTGACCGTCAGCACGCCGAGGCACCACACGAGGTTGATCAGCGCACCGGTGCCCACACCAGAAGTCGAGGACGGCGCAACCGGGTTCGTCGGCACCGAGCCTCCGGTGAGGTTGCCCGCGTTGGTGACCGCTAGGCTGGTGATCGCACCCGCCGAGGCCGTCACGGTCAGGATCACGCCGTTGGGCAGCGTCACGGTGTCGTTCGTGACGTAGCCCGAGGCACCGCTCGCGCCGCCGCCGGTGACGTTCGCGGACAGCACCTTCAGGGACACCTGGCCGGTAGCCTGCACGCCGCCGGCTGCCTGCGGCGCCGAGAACGACAGCGCCGGCACCGAGGTGTAGCCTGTGCCCGGGGTCACGGTGCCGCCCGAGACGCCCTGGCTGATGTTGTCGAAGGCCTCCGAGGTGAAACCCGGCCGACTGATCGTCAGCTTGTACGTGTTCGCCTGCGTGCCGGCGTTGATGTATGCCTGCAGCGAGTTGCCCACCGTGCCGGTGTAGAACGCCGTGAGGGTTGCGCCGGTGACCGGGGCCGTGTCCAGCAGGTTGACCGTGGCAGCCGTGTCGGTGCCGTCCGAGACGCGCACGGCGCGGATGTTGGCTTGCCCCAGCTGCAGCGCCACCGCGATCGCAGTCGACAGGTCATAGCTGCGGTTGACCGGGTTGCCCAGGTAGTTCGTCTGGTCTTGCGGCGAGCCGACGAGGTACGCCGAGTTCACCGGGCCCCACGAGCCGACACCCACGATGCCGAGGATGTTCGTGGGCACGCCGTTGATGAACCGCGTGGTCGGCGGGACGATCTGGACGTACTCGCCGGGTGCGGTCAAGGCGGCCGTGTTCAACGTTCCCAATTGATAAAGCATATGTGGAAGCTCCAAAGAAAAAGGCCTCACATGGAGGCCTTGTTGCGGTTGAAATGGCGCTAAAGCAGCTTGCCAATCAGGTTGGCAAAGTCGATCGGGTCTCGACGGCCTTTCTTGCAATTGCAAGTGCGGCAGACAAGTTGAATGTTCGAAATGTCGTCAGACCCGCCGCTGATCAATGGAACGATGTGGTCTCTGGTATAGCGCTGCCCCATGTCGACGTGGCAGTACACGCATCGGCCCTTCTGAGCCGCAAGCAATGCTCGAATCTCCGCCAGCGTGTGCGAACCGGATGCGCCTCTCGTTCTTGCTCGGCGCTTCCGGTTGTGCGAGAAGAACAGTTCCTTGTTGTTCTCGTAGAACTCCTTAGCTCGCCGCTTGAAATCCTCGGGAGACGCCAGACGTCTCGCGCGCTCGGCCTCTCTACGCTTTTGCGCTATCTCTGGGTCAGCATGGCGCTCATTGTCGTTTCGCCTACAGCAGGCGGCACACCACGGTGAGAGGCCGTCTTTGCTGTATGGAAACCGCCTGAATTCATTCGCCGGCTTCGTATCTTCGCAACGAGGGCACGTCTTTTCAATGGCTGCGGGCGATCCGGCTTCGTTGGCCTGCTTGTAGGCCTTAGCTATGCGCCGACTCATCGCTCTGTGATGCTCTGAATTCGCCTCACGCCATGCCTTTGCGATCGCGGCCGAGCACTCCTTGCAGAAATGATTCAAGCCATCCTTGGCTCGCTTGTTCTTGCTGAACAGAGTCGGCGCTTTTGTTGTGCGGCAGCGCGAACAGGTCTTCGTGCCAAAATCCAAATCAGCCATCGTGACCTCCGTAACAGGTGATGGTGGTTAGAGGCCCAGTCGGTGTTGACGCACCTTCCGGGCCTCGTCATTTTATGGCTCACTTGTCAGCGGGAGCGGGAACCGGTGCCGGGGCGACGACGGGCGTCTCCCGGAACACGCGGTGGACGTGATGCACGCATTCGCCGGCCATGACGCGCTCGCACTCGGCGTGGTCGGTGATGCGGTCGCCGCGGCGGTAGGTCTCGAAGTCGTGGATCACGACCAGTTCATGGGGGAAGGCCATCAAAAGCTCCTGCTTGGAAGGTTGGAACCGGGAAAGGACACGTTCACGGCCTCGACCGTGGCCGTCGTTTGGGTCTGGGTCACCGCGTACTCGACGCTCACGCGGATGTCGCGGCGGTAGATCGACGCCTTCTGCACGATGTCGACATCGACCGGTGCGCCGACGCGCAGCCGTGCCGCAGAGCCATCGGGCATCGTCAGGAAGTTGGTCGCCATCAGCACCGGAAGCACTGCCGCCGCCAGCGCGATCCGGCTTGCCGGCGTGTTCGTCGCGATGACGATCTGGAAGGCCTGCTCGAACCGCCCTACTTCCTCAATCGTTGTGCCCACGGTGCCGACGCGCGCGGTGAGGATGCCGCCGGAGTCCACCGTGATGACTGGCCCCGTGCTTGTGGTGCCCGGGAAGGCTGCGGCAATCAGGGCGGCCAGCGCTGAGGCGATCGTCGACGGCGTGTCGCCCGGCTGGACGGGGTAGCCGAAGGCCTGACCAAGCAGCAGGACGAAGATGTTGTGCGGCGAGATCGGGCTCGGCATCGCGCCGCCGATCGTCACCGTGTTGCCCGAGACGGTCGCGGTGAGCGTCGCCGGGGTGATGACACCGTTCTGCCAGACCATCGGATACCTGGTCAATTCCTTGACCTCGGGCCGGGCATAGACCCACACGCACGCCGTCCCAGCGCTCATCAGCGCGTCCAGGCGTGCGGGCGTGGGCCAGCCCGGGAACACCTGTGCCGGAACGCCCTGCGCCGGCGGGACGCCGGTGCCGGTCGGGTAGATGACGCCGGTCAGCAGGCCGACCAAGGCTTGCTCCACATCAAGCTGATCAGCCACGTGCTCGCTCCTGCCTTCTGCGCTCCCACGCACGCCGCGTTGCCTCTGACAACTTGGCCCGATGCTCGGGCGTCGGTTCGTAGTTGCTATTCAACTGGGCACGACGCAGCAGTTCACGATGTTCTTGGCTGACAGGCGGCCGCGCCTTCGCCGAATCTGAAGCCGTCTTGCGCTGTTCCGCAGTCCATTTCCGGCCGGGCTTTCCTTTGTGCGCCGCCGACATTGCGGCGCGCGCCTCGGCAGAGAACATTCGGCCTTTGTTGACACCGCCGTGGTTGCCGCGTCTCTTGGCCGCTTCACTCATCCTCGCGAGGGTCTCCTTGGAGTGCCTGACGCCGATGGTTCCTTCACCACCATCGCAGACATTGAGGAGTTTTTTCCCAAATCGACACCGCATTGAGGCGATCCACTCCTTCTCCATGCGGCCCCAATCCTCCCCCGGTGCGACGACCTGGAGAACCTTGAACGCGGGCCGGACGCCTTGATCGTGCAGTTTTCTGATCCACTGACTCACCGGCCATTGAATCTGCCTCTTTGCTGAGCGCTCGTGCTCATAAAGGCGATATTCGACAGTGCGGCTGGTCTGGCCGACATAGCGGACCTGGTCCGGGTCCCTCGGGTCGAAGAGCGCATAGATGAAAACGGACTGATCCGCCATCTATGCCTCCAGACGCTCGCACGTCAGCGTGTGGCCGAGCGAGTTCCAGTACGGCGCCACCACCTGATACCGCTGTCCCAGTTCATCCGTGAGCACGTCGCGCACGAGGATCTGACCGAGCGGCGCGGCCGCCGCCGGGATGAAGACGTGCCACACGGTCTTGCCCGCATCGGCCGGCAGGTTCGCGTCGGTCTTGCCACGGGCCTTGTTCATCTGGATCGAAGCGGGAAGCCCTCGTGCCACCACCGTCTCGTTCGTCGTGACCAGGCCGCCGTACGGCATCGAGCCGACGCCGATCTGGTTCTGCGGCCGGCTGACCGTCACTGTGCGGGGGTACAGGAAGGACATGGTCAGGCGAACGCGCGAGCGCGCCACGGGCCGAGCATCGCCTTCACGTCATCGCTCAAATTCGACGCGGCGAAGCGCTCGATCTTGGTGTCGCCGGCCTGCAAGGCACCGAAGTTGCCGACGCCCGGATCGTTGGCGATTGCGGTCACCAGCTGCGCGCAGGCCAGCTTGATCTCATCGGGCAGACTCGCATACTGGAAGCCCGCGACGTAGCGGACCTTCACCTCGCTGTAGTAGACCAGCATGATCCCGGCGGGGATCCACAGTTGGCCTGTGCGCGCGTCGATCCCGGCGGCGGTGTTCGCCGGCCAGATTTCCCACGCGGGCGGGCCGCCGAACTTGTTGATGCTTGCGAGCAGGTTGTAGTTGTCGGTGTTGTACGCACCGGCATCGCCGCGCCGCCCGTAGGCGTAGCGGCCCGTTCCGCCGATCACGCGCAGCACCGGGGTGTTCGTGAGCAGCACCGTGCTGCGCTGCTTGGGCAGGTAGCGCTGCTCGGTGATGACCAGGCCCGTCTCGATCGTGCAGCCTGCAGAGTGGGCGAACTGCACTCCCTGCGGTGCGTTGGCGGCCGTCGTGCCCAGCGTGAGAATCTGGCCGCTGATGCCGGTCACCTGGACCGTTTCCATCAGCGAGATATTCGCGCGGTCCAGCACCACGCAGTCGCCGACCTGGATCATCTGCGTCGGGCCGGTGACCTGCACTTGCAGGCCGTTTCCGGGGCCAAAGGCGCCGACGCTGGTGAACGTCAGCTCCGGGGACATCGACGTCATGTAGGCCGGATTGCCGTTGGCGTCAGGCTTCCACAGCAGCCCTGCAGGCCGGCGTAGGTAGGCGTCGATCAGGACGCTCGCCTGCGTGATCTGCGCGGGCGTGGCGCTGCCGACGCCGAAGGCCGCCGAATCGTTGCCCTGCAGGTAGGCGCTCGGCATCTCAGAAGCCGATCAGGGCGTAGGTGGTACCAGCACCGCTGCCGATCGCGCTGAGCGCGTTGGCCAGGCCAAACGGCAGCGTGATCGACGCGCCGGGCGCCAGCGTGAAATCCGAGGTCGTCGCGCTCGCGTTGAACGACAACGACAGCTTCTGCGTGGCGTGGGTGTTCTGGATCGTCACCCAGGCGCTGTAGGTGCCCGCCGCAATGATGACGGCGGTGCTGCCCCCCACGGTGCCGTTGGAACTGATGCCAGCAGCCTGGAGGCTTCCGATCGAGGTGCTCATGCGGTGGCTCCAGCGGGAAGAAGGATCGGGCTCTTGAAGGCGATGCCCTTGTCGAGCATGTACTGGCCCAGCTGGTCGTCGACCGTGGCCTCGCCTTCGAGGAAGACGACGCTGAACATGCGCGGCTGGCCGTTCTCGTCGAGGAAATGGGATGCAGGGAACTCGCGGCCGGGCTGCACGAACGTCGTGCGGCGGCCCCGGGTGCCGGGTTGGTAGATCAGCAAGGCTGTGTCTCCAATGAAAAGGGCCGCCAAGTTGCCCCGGCGGCCCTTCGGATGGACAGGATCAGACGCTTACGGGCGCTGGACCTGCACCACGGCGTGGGCGTAGCTGGCGCCCTTGAAGATCACCGCGTCGAACTTGACCCCGACGAACTGGCCGGACAGGTTGCCGACCAGGCCGAGCTGGAAGAGACGCGGCAGCGGGTTGTCTTCTTTGCCGCTGATGTACGGGATCTCGATCTCGCTCTCCATCAGGATCGCGGCGTAGTAGCCCTTGATGCCAGAGGGGGTGGCCGAGAAGCCGTACTGCGAGGTCGACGCGGGGGTCGTGGGCATGAACGGGTCGCCGATCAGCGGCAGCTTGCCCACCTGGGTGGAGATCGCTGCGACCGTGACACCAGCAACGACTTCCACCTCGTCGAGGGTGATGCGCGAGGCCTTCGCTTCCTGGTCGATGTAGTCGGCCAGCAGAGGGTTCAAGTAGATCGCGCTGGGGCGCACCACGTAGGTGGCGTTCGCCACCATGTTCGCCACCGCGGTCTTGAGGCCATCGATGATGCTGGCGCCATTGGCGATGGTGAACTGCTGGGTGATTTGCGACAGCCCGCCCATCCATTCCAGCGTGGTCGGGGCCGACATGCTGGTGTCGGTGCCGGCCCAGAACATGGCCGCGCGCTTGAGCTCGACCGCGCTGACGATGTCATCCACGTCCTTCGCCACGACCGACGCGAACTGGCCTTGCTGCTCGGTCACATCCTTGTCGAAGAGGCTCAGGTTGGACTGCGCGGTCACGGCCTTGATGAAGGCCGGACGCTCCACGCGGGTCGGGCCGGTGGCGCTCGCGCTCAGGTTGCGCGGGTCGACGGCGGCACCGGACGCCAGAGCGGTCTGCTCGAAATAGCGGTGCGGGTGGCCGGTCGCGCGCTGCGGCTTGATGCGCTGCAGCGGGATGGACGAGCGACGCAGGACATCGAAGATCTCGCGCTCGAACACGGGCACTTCGATGGCGCCGGTGCCGAGGTAGTCGGCCGCAGCATCCAGGGAAAGCATTTGGGTCTTGACAGTCATTTCGTTCTCCAGAAACGCGAAAGCCGCCCAAAGGCGGCCTTTGCTGAAGGTGATGGGATGGGTTCTCGGATCAGGCGGCGGTGTCTGCGAGCACGCCGTCGTGACGCAGCTTCAGCTTCGTCTCGATGGCCTTCGTGCCCTTGATGCCTGCGGCGTCGAGCATGGCGTCGACCTGCGTCAACGACAGCTTGCCGTCCTTCATGTCCTCGGCCTTGATGCCGCCCTTGGCGAGCAGCGTCTGGATGGCCGGCGAGATGGTCTGGCGCTGCGGCTCGGGCGAACCCTTGAACGCGGCGGCCTTGAGATCGGCGATCGTGGTGTTGGCCGACTTGAGCTCTTCTTGCAGAGGTGCGACGGCCTTGGTCACCGCAGCGGCGAGGGCCTCGGCGGACACACCAGCGGCCTCGACGCGCGCATCGGGAAGGTAGTCGTGATCGCGGTAGATCATCGGCACGCGGCCGGACACCGCTTCGGCGGCCATGTGAGCAGCGACCTTGCGCAGCACGCCGGCGTGGCCAGCCTTGCCGTCCGTGCCGACGCCGGCGGCTTCCATCGCGGAGGCGCAGGCGTTGACCGCGTCCACATGCGGGCGGACCTGGTCGATGATCGGGCCGGCGAGCGATGCGCCCTTGGCCTCGATTTCTGCGATCTTCACGCCTTGCGCGTCGATCTTGTCGGACAGGGGCTTCACGGCCGCGGTGACGGCAGCCTGCAGTTCTTCGAGAGTCATGTCGATTCCTTCGGCCTGTGCGGCCAGTGATGTGGTGGTGTACGCCGCCAGGTCCTTGTAGAGGACGGCAGCACCGGTGAATACGCAATGGGCGATGACCCAGAAGTCGGCATCTGCGTCCTGGATGCGGGCGTCGAGTTCGTAGGAGAACCCGAGCGCGTCCTTTTCAGCGCGGATCCGCCGGCATTCCTCGGGGAAGTCCTTGGCGTACAGGAAACCTTCGATCTCCACCGCGTCGCCCACGATGTCGGCGGCGGTGATGATTCCGATCTTCGAGCGCCGGTCGTGGCCGTCGAAGTCGGGCGTGTAGTCCACTGCCATCCCGAGCAGGGACGGCAGCGCGGAGCGGGCTACCTCGGTCGGCAGGATCGTGCGCTTGCCCGATGCGCCGCCGGGCGGCATGTCGGATGGCTGGTCCAGCCTCGTGAGCACGCCCTTGAACGGCATGCGGTTGGGGTGGCCGTCGACCGTTGGCACCTCCAGCGCCATGGCTTCCACGAACGCGACGTGCGCCGTGATGTGCCAGTCGGCAGTGTCGATGCCCAGCGTTTGGGCGCGCCTCTTGATGCGCTCCTTCGCGATGCGCTTCTCGTCGCCCGTGAGGCCTTGCGTGCGGTCGAGCTGGGTCCAGGCGAGCCGCGTATGGTGCTCATCGTGGATCGGCAGCTGGCGCGTGCGCGGCACCGCGAAGTCCGATTCCGGGAGCGCTTCACGCGCGGCCTTGTCCAGCTTCGACATCTCGCTTGGCTCTCAGATGATCGACTGCAGGCGTTGCAGCAAGCCCAGCAGGTCGTCGCTCGCGTGCGCGGCCGCCGCGTCGACCTTCGACTTGGCAGCGTGCAGGGCGAACAACGCTTCTTCGAAGGCTGCATGCGCGGAGTGGCCGCCATCGGCCTGCGCTTGGCGGGATGCGGTGCGCAGCAGGTCGAGGGCGGAAGCCTCAGGCTGCGCGGTGGTGGCGGGAGTTGCCTTGGCCATGGTGCGTCCCTCAGAGCTGCGAGATGAGCGTCGAGAGCGCCGTCGCGGCGTTCGCGTCGAGCACCCCGCCGGCGGCGTTGATACGCGCAATCGCGACCTTCAGGTCCGCGATCTTCACCTCGAGCTCGTTCAGCCGCGCCAGCTGGGCGTGATTCGCCGCAGTCGGGGCGCTGTTGATGGCCTTTTCCGCGGCAATGCGCGCGGTTTTGACGTCTGCGTGTTGGGTCATGATCAGGTCTGCAGGGATGCGATCGCGTTGTTGATCGCCGTCAGGTTGGTCCCTGCCGGCACGTAGGTGGCCAGGCGCTGCAGCTGCGCGATGGTCAGGATCAGCTGGGCACTGATGGCCGACAGCATGCCCTGCGCGTCTTCGGCGCCGACGGCCGCGGCGACGGTTCCCTTCTCGTTCGCGGTGAGCGTCAGCGTGGCCAGGTTTGCGATGTAGGTCGTCATGGCTCTTCTCCAGTCAAGAGAGGTTCGAGATCAGGGTGTTGATCGTCGTGATGTTCGGGTCGCCCCCAGGGAGCCGGGTGACGATCGCATTGAGCAGTTGGATCATCTCGCCCGCCTTCACCTGCGCAGCGGACAGCAGGCCGACGATGTCGGCGCCGTAGATCTGCCCGTTGTTGTCGGCGTTGGCCGAGAACGAGATGCCCGACAGAGTGGTGTTGGTGCCCACGGTGATCAGCCGAAGAGGTACCAGTCGACGGTGCCGGAGGCCAGCGTGTTGGCGGCCAGACGAGGCAGGAGGTGGATGGTGAATCCCGTCGAGGTCTTCGTGTCGACCCACCAGGTGGCGTCCTGGCCGGGGTTTACGAGCACGCCGAAGTTCGACGGCAAGCCCTTCAAGCCGGACACGACGACGGTCACCGCGGCGCCGGCACCGCCACCGGCGGCGTTGGCGGCGCCGAGCGCGCTGGCCAGCAGGATGCGGCCCTTCTGGTTGAAGCCGTAGCCGCCATCGGGGGCCTCCACGGTGTGAATCGGAAATGGCATGGAAACGCTCCTGTGGAATGAACTGGGTTACTCGGACTGCGCGCCGCCCTTGGGCTTGCGCGCCGCGGACTTAGACGCCCTCGGCTTGGGCTTCGGCTGGGAACTTGGCTGCAGGTCGGGATCGAGATCGGCACCCATGCTGCGGGCCGCCTGCTTGGCGATCTCGACGTCGACGGCAAGCAAGTCGCCCCACTTGCTCTTCAGTGGCTCGCGGCCCAACTTCTCGCGCACCTCGTTGGAGGTGAGCGCATTGATCTCGTAGTAGGTGCGATGGATGTCGGCGAGGAGCTCTTCATCGTCACGATCCAGCCCAAGGAATCGGAACTCGAGCTGGCTGAACCCGAGCCGAGCCTGGATCGCCTCGCGGTTGAGGTAGGCCGCCACGTTCGCGGCGGTCGGGATGATGATCGACTGGTAGTCCCGGTCCTCGGCCACCTCGGCCGTGGCGCGGTTGTCGTGCTCCATCAGCCCGAGGTTGTGCGGGCTGAGCTCGAAGGCCGTCGCGACTTCGCGCAGCAGGAACTCCTGGTACTTCAGGAACAGGGCATCGTCCGAGCCGCCGCGCAGCTTGTGGACCTTCATTTCCTCGCCGCCGACGATCGGCGTCTGCCCCTGGCCTTCGATTTCGTTGCGCCACCAGTCGCGATAGCGGTCCAGTTCGATCGGATCGAGGCCGACCAGCTGCAGCAGGTTCTCCGGCTGCCCGTTGCTCGCCACCTGCCCGGCGTACTCGGCGACACCGAGCTGGCGGTTGATGCTGTTGAACGCCACCTCGAGGCAGCCGTAGCCGAAGGGGTTGTCCGTCGACGGGTCCTTGCGGATGTAGATCAGCTGCTCGTTGAGCAGTGGCACGCCCTGCTGGCCGCCGACGTTGCCGTAGCCCATGGTCTGCATGTACCGCGGCTCGTCGCGCGCACCGGACCAACCGGCGTAGACCTGGATCGACAGCGCATCCACGGGCCACATCCAAAGCGGCCGGTTCTTGTCGCCGCCGACCTCCTGCTCGATCGCACCGGCACCGCCGACGAGGTAATCCTCCACCACCTGCTCCACCAGCGTGCGGAACGAGTCATCGCGATTCGGGTTCTCGAAGCACGCCTTTACGATCTCGATCTGGCGCTTGAGCTCGCCCGAAGCGGTCACGTCCTTCTTCGGCACCACCTCCCACTGCAGCGCGGAGATCGTGTTCTTCACGCGGTTGATCGCGCGCCGGGCGTATACCGTGCGCGAGAACTGCCGCAGGTTCGACGGCGTGGCCTTGATGACTGGCCGGTCCTTCTGATACCGGACGCTGCCCAGGTTCATCAGCCTGGCATACGCCTGTGTCTCGCGGGCGGGCTGCTTGCGCAACCGGCCGGCCCAGATAGCCCTCGCCAGCTGAATGCCTGCCCAGTCGGTCAGGCGCTGCGTCAGCGATGGCTTGCGTTGGGTTGGGGTCATGCGCTCTCGCCTGTTCTTGCGGTGCCTAGAACACCCAGTTGCGTGCGTTCGCGATCGGCCAGCGCTTCGCGATGAAGTAGCCGAGCGCGTCGTTCGGGTGATCGTGGCCCGTGGACTTGTCGGGCTCGCCATTCGCGCCCCACGCCTGCTGTTCCTGCGCTTCCGTCAGGGTCGGACAGGCATCCGTGTTGACCCTCCACCGCCTCCAGCCCCAGGAATTCAGCGTCATGCCGTCCACGGCGTTGATGCGATCCTTCACCGAAGGGTTGGTCGAGTCGACGACGATCGTAAAGCCGGCCTCGCGCAGGATGCCGAGGTCCGATTCGTTGGCGTTCTTGCTGCTCGTGTTGCGCCCGCTCGCATCCGGGTAGATGGTCACGTGGTGGCCCTTCTCGAGATAGCGCTTCTTCAGCAGGTCCGCCATCGTGGGCGTGTCGCGAACCTTCACGACTTCCTCGAGCGTGAGGGGGAAATCCTTGCGGATCACGCTCACGACCGCGGTCATGTTCAGCACGTTGAAATCCATGCCGATGTGCAGCGGCTCGTTCGGCTCGATCCTCTCCGACGTGTGGTTCAGGATCCGGTCGAAGTTCGGATAGATGCTGCCCGTGGCTAGGTTCGTGAACTGTCCGCGGATGTACGCCGCGATCAGCTGCGGCGGGTAGCTGGCCAGTAGCGACGGGATGTAGTCCGCCGGCAGATTCTTGGCATTCTCATAGGTGCTCGCCTGGATCAGCCCATACAGCGCCGCGAGCTCGGGCTTGTCGCGCACCGCCTTGACGAACTGCCGGTAGACGAACTTGAAGCCCTCGGGCGTGGTCGTCACGTCGACGCCGTTCTTCAGGCCGTCGACCTTGTAGCGCATCCGCGCAATGATCTTGCGCCACGCCAGCTCGGCCTTGTCGGCCTTCATCACGTCAAGCTCGTCGATCAGCGCGTGGCCGATCTTGAAGCCCACGATCTCCCCAGGCTTCTCCATCGAGCGGCACAGGATCGTGGTCCGATACCGCTTGCCGTCGAAGACGTCGACCTCCTTGTTCGACTCGTGCACGCTGGTGCGCAGGCCCCAGTCATGGGCGACCTCCTCGATCGTCGGATAGAAGATGTCCCGGATCTGCGCGTACGTCGGCGCGAAGTACCCGGCATTGACCTTCGGCTGCTCCCAGGAGTGCTGGCAGAGCCCGGAACAGCCGCCCCAGGTCTTTCCGACGCCGAAACCGGACACCAGGGCCCGGTACTTGTGCGGAAGAGCGAGAAACCGAGCCTGCGGCTTATTGAGCGTTGGATTCGGGCTCGCTGGCATCTTGGACGTTGATCACAACCTTCACGGGCGCGATCGGCGCGTCGTCGTGGGCCAGCTTCGCGAGGTCCTTGTTCGCATTCAGCAGGTTGAGTCCGATCACGCTGGACTCGTTGGCCATCTTCGTGAGCGCTGCCACGCGATGCAGTGTCTGGATTGACTTCTCCGGCTCGGCGTCATCGACCAGCTGCACCTGCGCATGAACGATGCCAGCCAGCCGGTGCGCGGTCGCCGCCCCGAACTTCCCGGCGCTGGCCAGATGCGTGCTGATCGCGCGCAGTTCATCGGCTAACGAAACTGCGGCCAGTTGTTCCGGCAACGGCAAAGAGCGCAAAGCCTCGTCAGCCGCAACCAATTGATGCGCAACGTTTTTTACCGTTTCCGCCCGTTTCGAAACTCGAACCGAAATTGCTGTTTTCGAAATTCCGTATTCCCGCGAGAGGTCCGCGGCCTTCTCGCCTTTTGCGAGGCGCGCCTTCAGCTCTTCCCATTGCGCGTCAGTGAGTTTGGAAGGGCGTGCCATGGGTCGGTCTCACACGTTCGGGGTATTCACCAGGCGCAGTTGCACCGTTGCATCCAGCGTCTCGCCGGCCGTGGTCACAAACACCGCGTGCACATTGCAGATGAGGTACGGCGACCCGAGCGGAATGGTTCCGCCGCTGATGCTGACCTGAATGACTGTGCCGATGGCTGCTGTGGTCCCATCGGGATAGCTCAAGGCGACGTTGTTGATCGATCCTGTGCCGATCGTCATGCCGCCCTGGTCGGCGGTCACGCTCGTGACGCTGGCAATGGTGGCGCCGTTCAGGAGCAGCGCCGCGCACTGGATGTCGTAGCGCCGGCTGTCGACCGTGCGCTTGTCCAGTACCTGCTGGGTCACGTTACAGGCCGATCTGGAAGGTCAGCGCAGCGGCCGCGACGGTCGGGGCCGGGTCGCCGTTGTTGATCGAGGTCTTGAGCGCCGTGAGAGGTGCCCAATCCAGCAGGTTGCCGTTGGTGAGCTGGTCGTAGATGGCCATCGCCCAGACTGCGCCGCCTGACGGCACCCACTGAGCGGTCGGGGTCGGGAAGGTGATCGTGCTGTTGTTCGAGGTCGTGCCGTTCGTGCCGGTCGACGTGGTGGTGCTGGCCGCAGCCTGGGTGCCGGCCCAGTTGGCCAGGGAAGCATTCAGGGCGACCCGGGCGTAGGAGCCGCCGGAGACTTCGACCAGCGGCGAAGCGTTGGCGTCGAGCTGCGCGCCTTGCTCGGTGAAGACCGCGGTGCCGCCATCGGTGATCGCTTCGCCGCGCACACCGGGGTATAGGGTGCTCTGCGAGGCTGCCGTGGTACCGGCGGTCGTGCACTTGTACAGGTGGTAGGTGCCTTCGTTGGTCAGCACCGCGATCGTGTCGTTCAGCGCGTAGGCCGTGGAGTTCTGACGCGCGCCCTTCGTGCAGGTCAGGAGGGCGACATAGATGCTCGACGGGCACGGGACACCGGAGACCGCCGTCCAGGTGACGCCGTTATCCGTGAGGGTCGAGCCCACAGCGGGCACCGCCAGGGTGTTGGTGCTGCCGCTGATGCCGGCCGTAGTGCAGCGCAGGAACTTGCCACCGGCGCCGGTCATGTTGGCATGAGGAACGACCGTGTCGCCCACCGAATAGGAGGTCGAGGCCGTCCAGATGCCCTTCACGGTGGCCGTGCTGTTCACGGTGCCGCCGGAGTTCAGGGCACCGCCGCGGAACAGCGCGTCGATCAGGAAGTTCTGGGTGTAATCGGTTGCGCCGGAACTGGCCATGGGTTACCTCTTGTCGAGAATGAAGTGGTTGCTGCGCGCGTCGATCACTGCATGCTGGGTGCGCGCATCGACCACCCAGTGATTTCCCCTTGCCTCTGGCGTCAAGCGTTCGCCGGGCTGCGTCTGGAGCGACGACAACGTCGCCGATGCGTTCGTGGAGCTGACTGACGCCGCCGCGAGCGCAAGTACCGTGGTCAACGTGGCCGATGCTCGGCAGCTCGTCTGACCGCCGCCCTGGAAGCCCGTAGCCGTCGAAAGCGATGCGGCACCACGCGTGGGTGTCACGCCTCCGCCAGTTACCGCCAGGCTCGTCGTCAGCGCCGCACTGGCCTGCGCACTTGTGATCGCCGCCGCAGCAAGCGCCGTCACTGTGGTCAGCGTTGCCGATCCCTTCGTCGGCGTGATGCCAGCACCGGATACCCCGCCCGCCACCGCCAGCGTCGCGGAGCCTGCCGTCGGCGTCGATCCCGCGCCCACAAGCGCAAGACCCGTCGTCAGGGTTCCCGAGCCGCTCGTCGGCGTCGCCCCACCGCCCGCCAAGGCCTGCACTGTGGTCAGCGAGCCCGAGGCATTCGTGGGCGTGACGCCCGCGCCAGCAAGCGCCTCAACCGTCGTCAGCGTTGCGGCGCCGGCAGTTGGGGTGCTGCCCGCCCCCACGAGCGCGAGGCCGGTCGTCAGCGTGGCACTGCCGGCCGTCGGGGTAATGCCGGCAGCGCTCGGCAACTGGTTCCCCGACTGGAACGTCGCACTGCCATTTGTCGGTGTTACGCCCGCACCCTGAAGGGCGAGACCGGTCGTCAAAGTCGCCGAGCCGGATGTCGGCGTCATTCCAGCGCCGGCCAGTGCTTGCACCGTGGTCAGGGTGCCGCTGCCCGACATAGGAGTGACACCTGCACCAGCGAGCGCCTCGACGGTCGTGAGCGTCGCAGATCCGCTCGCGGGGGTGATCCCGGCCCCTTGCAGGGCTTGGACCGTCGTCAGCGTGCCGCTGCCCGAGGTCCCTGTCATGCCAGCGCCTGCAAGCGCCGTGTTGGCTGTGGCCAGCGACGGAGTGCCGACAGGCGCACCCATCGCCATAAAGCGGGCGATGAGCCCACCGCTCTTCCCGGTCTTCCGGCCTATCGGCTCGACGCCCAGAATCGCCAGATGCGGCGCCGGCAGGGGCGCCATCGTGAACGTAACGATGAACGCATCCGCGAACGTGCTGGATGCGTCCGGGATGAAAGTCCAGTTTGCAGTCTTTGTCTGCGCGCCACCGAGCACCGCAACAGAGTGCACGCAGACATTGCCGGCCGATGAGTCCGGCTGGCAATACACCGATGTCCAGCCCACCGGCGGATTGGTGGGATTTTGCGGCGCGAACGTAGTCTGGTTGTTGATCGACACCAGCGACACGGCGAGCGTGCGCTGCTGAGTCGTCGTGACGCTCGCGGAGATGCTCGAGGCCGTGCCCGTGACCGAATTGAGCGAGCCGACGACATCCAGGCTCAGGAAGGGCGGGACCTCAATCAGCGAGTAATTGAGGTAGCCCGAGCCGCCCGGGTTGTATGTGACCGTGTGCGAGCCGGCGCTCGCATTCGCGAGGTAGTAGATCGCACCGCCCGTGCCGCTACCGTCCGCCTGATAGCTCGCCTTGCTCCACGTCTGCCCGGTTGAGTCGGTCGGCAGCGAATCGCCGACCGTCACCGTGGTCAGCACCAGGAGCAGCGAATTGCCCTGCTTGACGCCCGTGATGACCGGCGCGACGCTCCCGACCGCGTTGGCGGTTCCGCTGACCGCTTGGATGAAATCGGCCATTGCGCCGCCTTACGCGCTGGTCACGAGGATCGCCGTCGAGATGCCGGCCGCAGGAATGACGTTCCCGCTGACGGTGCCCGTCGTGATGCCGGCCGGCTTGTTCAGCGAAAAGTCACTGGTGGCCTGCACGCCGCCGCCGCGCGCGACTGCGGTACCGCCCCATAGCTGGACCTCCACCGCGGTGCCATCGGACCAATCGATGCGCACCGTCGCCACTTGTCCCGCGGGCCATGCCTCGCGCGTGAGCGAGACATCCATCAATGTGATGCCCACCGCAACCGTGATCGGAAAGGGACCGAGCGGGCCCTGCGCATAGACCTTGCTGGCCTGATTGAGCAGCACGGCCATCCCGCGCCCCTCAGTTCATGGCGATGATGTCCAGATCCTGCACCGTCATCGTCTCGGCCGTGGAGCCGCTGCGCTTGGCCTGCAGGCTGATGATGTTCGCTGCGGTCAGGTCCAGCGAGCCCACGGAGGCCGCAGCACTCGCCGGGATGAGTCCGTTGGCCGCAGCGACTACTGCCGAGCCGATCAGGAACTTGCCTGTGACGTAAAGCGCGCCGGCCGAGCCGATCGTGACGCAGCGGATCTTCAGGTCGACTTCCCAGCTAATGTTGGTCTGCGAGGCAACGAGCGTCAGGGCCGCGGAACTGGCGAGGATGGTTCCGTTGGCGTCCGCGCCTGTGCCGTAGTAGACGTCGAAGGTCAGGTTGCCAGGGGTCGCGGCAGTGGTGATCTTCCCGAACGCGCGCAGGTTCATCTTCTTGCCGATGAAAGCCCAGTATTGGCCGCCAAGCACAGGGAAGTTGTCCTTCGGATAGAGCGCCTTGTCGGTCGTCGACAACGTGACCGTCGAGAGGTCAGCCCCCATAAAGGGCGGGCGAGTATCGAGATAGAACGGGCCGTCCATGGCATTTCCTTAGATGAAGGGGCCGGCCACGCCCCTCGGCGTCCCGGGAAAGGAGTGAAACCGGGAGTTGCTGCCGAGGGGCGGACCGGGGCAGCGGATTTACCGATCCGGCTGCTGCGGCCAGCGCAGTGCACAGAAGCCGGCCGGAATCCGGTCATGCACTGGGCGCGCTGGATTTGAAGAAGAAACGCCCGCGCGAGGCGGGCGAAAAGGCCGAAAGGGTTCAGCCTTGGAGACAAAGATGCCGGTCTTTCCCGGCTGTCATTCGGACCTATCGACCTGACCCCCTGGTCATATCGCCTGACGGGGCTGTTGTCGGTCGCGGCAGCATGGGGAGCCTGCAAGCGGGTGATTCCAACCGGGCCGAGGCTTCTTGCAAGGCCCTGCAGGTGCTTCATGCCGGCTGACCGGCCAGAAAGAGTGCGCGGCGCCGAATGGGCCGCTGGAAATGATGCGAACCTTCTCCGTCTAGCCTATTTCATCGTTGTCCGGAACTCCCGCAACAATGTCGATCAGGCCGCCGGTCCAGTGCAAGAGAGCCTCCTGCGCCATCGCATGCTCTCGCCGCTTGTGGAGATCCCACGCTACCCTTTCGACTTCATCGAGGACCTGCGTCCTTTCTTCTTCCATAGCACGCCCGCTTTCATTCGTCTTCTTGTTGGGCAAGGATAGTACCGTTAATACATCGAAGTGACAGGCGCGCGACAATCGTGCTGGGGACTCTGCTTAGAAAATCACGCGGGCCCGCTTTCGGTTGCCTCTCCAGCGCGACAGCCTGCGCATTCACCATCACGACTGGCGGACTGGATGCCCTGCAAAGCCGTCAGCCGGAGATGACTATGTTTCCGCCGCCGGGCCGCTCGATGTTCCTCATCATTTCCCGCTGCAATTCGCCGATGGCCCCTGCGCAGGCCAGGACGGCGACATCGCGACAGGAGGTGTTCAGCCCCTCGAATCCCTCGACCTCGATCCCCTTCTCGGTGATCGTGACCTTCCCATGCTGCGTCAGAACAGTGTGGTACGCGTCGAGGCTCATCGGGAACTCCAGAAGCGACAAAGCCGCCTCGGTGGGCGGCCATTTCAGAGGCACCTTTCCTATCGAGGTCGCCCGCGATGCGTTCAAAGCGCGGTGGTCGATGTAGGCCGGTGCCGTTGTACGAGGCACGACAGGCGGCTGCGGCCTGTGACTTCCTCGATGGGCGGGGATTGTATTTTCGGGTTTCGAAATGTCAATCGCTCTTTCGCGCCGGCCGGTGGTAGCGCCGCAGTTTGGCGGCCATTGAATCCGCCGAGGCACGGACCGACGTGTTGATCTCCCGCTCGATGCGCCGGCCATCGAGGCCGTGCGGCAACTGCATCTCGCCGCTGCCCTTGCAGGCCTGGCACAGCCGATTCGACTGGCGGTTTGTGCCGGGGATCACCTCCCATCGCGCGCCGCCACAGGTCCTGCACGTGTGGTCGAGCCAGAAGCTCAGCACCTGGGCCACCTTCGCCTTCTCGTCCTCGATGCCCTGCTGCCGGGCCCATCTCTCCAATCGCTCGCGCACCTCGGGCAGCGTCTTGAGCTTCTGAAATAGGAGGCCGAGCTCGTGCACCCACCAGTCGTGCGCCTGGCGCGCCGCCTTGGCGGGGATGCCCTTCTCCTCGGCCACGCGCCTCCGGCTCATCTCTCGTTCGCTCAGCACCAGCGGGAACTCCGACGAAGGAATCTTCGCGCGCGGCCAGACTGCGGCCAGGGCATCAATCTGCAGCTGCGTGGGCTTGCGCGGCTTCTCCGCGCCATCCCATTCACTGTGCAGTCGCTGGAGCGCGGCGCCGAGCCGGCTGCGACTCCAGCCGGCCGCGATCAGCACGTCGGCAGGCTGCGTCGCCTGGACCTGCACGTCCATCGTCAGGTCGTCGGTGTTGCTCGCGCTGGTGTAGCGCTCGTCAATTGTTGGGCGCGTTGGGTCGGTCGCTGTTTCCATTGAGGGGTTGGCTTTCGTAGTTGCAGACCTTGACGCTCGGGTGGGCGCTGCGGACCCAGTTCATGCATCGGACGGCCGCGGCCTCATAGACCGACCGCGCGACGCCGCTGCGCTGTAGGTCGTGCCACTCGAGGAGATTGCGCATCGCCGTCAGGCCCGGGCCCGTGGTGCCCATTCGGCCGGTCGCGAAGAAGCGCTCGTATGCCTCATTGAGCGCCATCTGTGCTTCGAGCGCAGGCCGTTGGACCTCCGGACCGATGCCCATGGTGCACATGACCTGCGCGAGATTGGCCACGCCGGACAGCGTGCTCCAGTCAGTGATCGACGCGGCACCCGTGGCGAACGCCTGGACCGCGGACAGCTCCAGCAGGCGCAACTTGTTGAGCCGTTCGTCGTCGATCAGGCATGCGCCGTCGATCGCCATCGCGATCGGATTGACGAGGGCGTAGTGCTTGCGCCGTGTGCGCTTGCGGCTCATGGGCGATCTGCCACAAAGAAATAGTCGGTCACAAGGATCGGCACAGTGCGGAAGTCCGCGGTCCCCTCGTCGACCGCGATGGCGGCCGAGAGGCGCGGCTTGTTGTCGGTGCGGGGCTGCGATGCGCAGCGCCCCGTTCCGAGCACCGGCATGCAGTCACCGAAGAGCTCGGCGCACCGGCTACAGAGATCCGTCACTCAGGACCTCTCGTCATAGGGGAAGGGGTCGAAGCCGAGGTAATCGAACTGGAGCCGCTCAATGGAACCCTGCGCGTTGACCCGGTAGCCGAGCCGCGCGAGATGGTCGACAGGCTTTCCGACTTCGGGCGGCAGTGCGGCCTTGCTGCCTGCGCCACTGGGCAGCGCGGCAACCGTGGTGAGCTGGAACATTGGCTTCGGGTTCATGGCTTTGGCTCCTGAGGTTGAGGAAGAAGAGAGGGATCGATGACGGGCAGATCGAGCGGCGGCTGCGTTGCCCGCCAGGCTGCGCGGGCCTTGCGCATCGCGATGTATTCGCTGGGCTTCTGCTTGCCGTTGCGCAGCAGCTGGCGCACCGCGCGCGAGGCGATGAGGGAATGGGTCATGCTTCGCTCCAGAGTGGAAGATCCTTCGGCCATGCGCCCATGGCCTGAATGCGGCGGCGCGTGTCTGCGGCCCAGGCAGGCTCGATCAGGCGGCGCGCTGCTTTGCTGAACATGGCGTGCTGGTCGAACTGCGGATGGCAGCCAGGCCGGCCCGGCGAGTCGGCACACAGTGGGAATGAAACTCGGTCGTCGACCTTGATGCCGGCGCCCTTCCCCGTGTTGCCATGGGCACACTGGCTCAGACCGTAGATCCCGCATCT